TCAGGAACATTTCTGGTTAACGCCGCCGTTGAGGATCCACGCCTCAAAAGCAGTGCGAAGATAGGCCTTTGGATGTGTCCGTACCGGTTTCGGGAATCCGTGCCGGTGCGTATAGTTCCAGATGGTTTGACGTGATGAAACACCGAGTTTGTTCATCACTTCTTTTTCAGGTATCAGACTGGTGTCAATCATCATCATTCTCCGGGCAAAAAAATGCCCTCGCAATGGAGGGCTGAAAGGGGGATAACGTGGCAGTGCATTCGCACCCAATAGCCAGCTCATAACTGGCTATCAGTTGCGTCAGTCGTCTTCGTCGTCCCACCAATCTTCATCGTCATCTTCACAGCAGTGAGATAGCAATGGATTGGTAGCGGCAAGCATGTCGGTTGCAGTGCCACGACGCTGAAGTCGCCGTAACGCCTCGTATAGTTCAAATGCTTCGGTGCGTTCATCACCGACATCCAGAGAACATGCCACCTTGTGCGCCTCTGAAGCCAGGGTTGCCAGCTGACTACGAATATCCTGAATAGTGCTCATATCTCTCCTCATGCCGCACGCATAGCGCGCAGCCGTTTAATGTGCTCGCTCGTCTCCAGCTCGGCGCGGATCTGCTCCGCCTCCCGGCGGTCGAGATGCTCAAAGTCATTGTTGAATCGGTCGATTGACGCGGTGTTGATCCGCCCCTGTCGCCAGTAGCGGACCACTTCTGATGTGGTGGAATGAATAATTACGGGCCAGTTATGCTGGTCAGCGAATATCTGGCCGCGCTGGATTAGCTTGAACATTGGCTGACTCCATATAAGCACTAATGAAAGCGGCGGCCGCCTGTGCGTTTATGGCGTTGCCGTAACCTCTGAGTCTTCCGGTGCGGTTGCTGCTTGCCATTCTTGCCACCCCGGACTCGACTCGTCCCAGGCGTGCGACAGCCCCATCAACCAGCGGGAATGTGCCGGGTTCAACTGGACGCCATTTTCCATCTCGACATAAGAGCCAGTCTGCATCACGCCAAAAACCGTTAACCTCAAGGGGCCGCATGTGTACGCCTGACGCGGCAGCTGATCCAGCCTGTCCTTTCCATCCCGCTGAGCCGTCATCCCCGCAGAATCCTTCCAATCCCGAGACGTTGGAGTTACCCAGCCCGCAAGCCTCGAGGCTCCGCCCAGAGTGGATCCGCGCTTTGGCGCATTTGCCGCCGCCGCATGACCCGCAACCTGATTGTTGTCGATCGTGGTTGGAGTCGGCCAGCTTGCCAGGGTTACCGCCGTCTGAATATTCATCCCACCCATGCGCCCGGACGTTCCCGCGCCGGTCGTCGATTTGGCTGTTGGCGTGGGCCACCCAGTAGGCCCGCTCTCTGATGTGCGGAGCACCGATGCCCGCTGACGTAAACGGCACAAGCCCGAAGGTGTAGTCCATTCCTTCCAGGTCTGCCTGTACAAGGTCGAACCATGCGTTTGCGTTACCAGCTGCAACCTGCTCGCCAAAGACATGCTGAGGTCTGCGCTCGCTGATGAGGTGGAAGAAGGCTGGCCAAAGGTGCCGCTCGTCAGCAAACCCATCTCCTTTGCCTGCCGCGCTGAAAGGCTGGCACGGGCAGGAACCTGTCCAGACCGGTTTGTCGTCAGGCCATCCGGCGAGGCGGAGGGAATGGGACCAGACCCCAATCCCTGCAAACATGTGTACCTGGGTGAATCCTCGCAGGTCGTCAGGTGTGACATCTTCAATACTCCGTTCGTCAACTTCGCCAGGCGCGATGTGACCGCCGGCGATCAGGTTACGCAGCCATTGAGCTGCGAATGGGTCGATTTCGTTGTAGAGCGCCCAGGGTTTATTGCCGATGATGGCAGCCATGGTCAGTGCTCCTTAAACTGGCCGTTGATCCGACCAATCGTGTAGACGAATAATAAAAAAGGGACACCAAGTCCCTTTATCTTCTCGAAGTGCTTAGCCAGTAGCGGCCTGCTGACTGTGTCGAATTTCGGCCTTGGCTTCTTCGCCAGCTCAGCCTTTAGCTCATCGCTGCATTTTCTTGCCGTAGCGCGCAAGGCATTCTCCTGTTCGGTAGTCATTCGCTTCATGCCGCCTCTCGCCGGGCGAGAAGTTTCGCTCCGAAAGTCATTAATACGTCGCGCTCCACGAAAGTGGACTCGCAGTGTGTGCGCGGGTACGGTCGCCAGATGATGAGCATCGATCCTTTATTGTTACCCGATACCGGCTTACCGGTGACCGGGTTGATGAATGCCAGCCGCCCGGCAGTGATGAAGCGCACCTCGCTGGCAGTCTCGATAGCCTCACGGAACCAGCCGACGGACGTATCAGCCGGAACCAGCATGACGGTGCCGATCTGATTCTTGCTCTCTGCCGCTGCTTTCTTCACGAATGGCGTGATGTCGCTATAAGGTGGATTCAACCAGGCATATCCTGGAATGGTGAGGTAATCGGCCCACGGTGTTTCCAGCGTGTTCTGCTCGGCGGTGATGAACTTGCGGCATAGTGCGTTATGAGGTGCTGCGGCGGCGTCCAGTTGAAAGCAGAACTCAGCATCCAGTGCGGCGAACAGTGCCGGTGGCGTTCGCCATAAATCACGCTGATCTGCTGGCGTGTTACTTCCGGTGTAATCGGTCATGCCGCCTCCCATTTAGTCACCGCCGCCGGGTCTTTCTTATCCCACCCGTTGCGCTCGATATTGGCCTGCAGGCGGCGATCGCCTACCTCCTCGATGCTGCGCCCGGTCATTGCTGCGACTTCGGTATTGTTGTGGCGCCACAGGAGCGCCAATTCTTCTCGTGACCACTGTTTCATCAGTCGTTCCTCACGTGACCTAAGCGACCGATATAATCCCGGTCAGTTAATTTCGCGCTCATGGAGCAAGCTTTGTCACTGACAAGCCGCAAACTAATGCCCTCGCGCTTGCACATCTGGCGAAGTGATTCGTATGAGCGATTGATTTTTCTGGCGATATGCTTTGAATGAATGGAGCCAGCCATTTCCCTGACAGATGCGATGTCTGATGCGTCCCATGGCCTTCCGTGGCTCAATTGGTTTCCTCTGACCTGATAGAGTCCTTTTCTTTCCATGGTGCCTACTTGATAAGAAGGGATGGCTTACCGACTTTGATGCGCGCGCCGGGGATATCGATTCCGGCTTCGAGCTTATGCTTGATAGCCAACTTGTCCGCTTTGATGGTGGTTTCATATTCGACATATTCAGCGGGCAGGGCGGCGGCATCGGTAATCTCAACTGACTTGGATGGGGCCCTGACGGTTACTTGGTGGACCCCGGCTTTGATGGAAGTCTTGCCTGCGGTATCGAGAGACCGGGCAACATACTCCTTCATGCTAACCACTCGGTTCTCTGCAGCCTTTGCACGTTCAGCCAGTTTGCGGGACTCTTCTTTTAGCGTCTCCGCATAGGCCTGCTCGTTTTTGCAGGCCGCCAGGATCTGCTCCACTTTCGCTTCAAGCTCCCACTCGATGCCGTCCAGGGTGTCGGCAATCATCTCCGGGTCCATATCGGAGTCTGTCAGCTTGGCGAAGTCATTGGCTATTTTGTAGAGGGCGGTCATTGCGCCACCTCCTCAAACTTCATTTTGCACTCGCTGTAGATGGCCTGAACGTTCTGCTGCAGCTTCATGCCGGCCGTCATTCTGTAGGCCGCCTGGAAGTGCATTTTCAGGTCGTGCATGGTTTCAGCGCGTTCCATTTCATCGCACAGCGCCGAAACCTTGTCGTGAAGTTCCTGCTTTCTCTGCTCTTCAGACAGGATTACTTCGCTTTCTGGCGTGTGGGCCATAACCGGCTCATGGTGGATTCCCTCATCTTCGTTGATGACGTGGATCGCGTTATCCAGACGCTCAGCGCGGGGCCAATACTTACTGGCGCGCTTGACGATGGTCTTACGCGCCATCTCCTCCCAGAAGTTCTTCCAGGGGCCGTTCTTGGCCTTGCTGGTTGCTTCTGTAGCCTTAATCTCTGCAAGGCTCATTTCTTCCGTCAGGTAGTCACCATCAGGCGTTTTCACCGTGCAGTAGCCGCCAACCACCGCGCCGCGGTCACCGAAGGCGTTATATTTGTGAGTTGGCGCAGTATCGAGGCCGTTCGACTCGTAGGTGTCGTTTGAGTAGACCAGCTTGCACTGGCCCCACTTGATGGAGCCGGTAGCCTGTGCGAGGTGAAGCAGGCCCATATAGCTGATATCGAGACACACCATGCCGTCTCTCGGCACCAGATACGCCAGCTTGCTTGCCGGGTTCAGCGTGATGCCGATGGCGGCCACGTTGATGATCGCGTTCTGTGCGCTGGCCGGGTTGCTGATTGCCGTTGTAGCCAGCCTGTCGTTTCGCTGAAATGCCTGAATTGCGAACTGGCTTTCTTTCGCCCACGTTACGGACTGATCAGTGACCGCCCCGGCAAAGAGCGGCTCCTGCTGTTTAACGAACTCAACGATGCTGAAGCTCATCATTTACTCCTGATAATCTGTTTTCAGAACGGGCAGCCGGTGCGGTGTTCCCAGTCATGCTCTGCCTGGGCGTATGCCACTGCCGTTGCAAGGTTGTTATAAGCCTCTATAGCGCTGTCATGGCGCAGGCCTTCGCGTGGGTTGGAATTGGCTGGCACAGAGAAAAGGAACAGGCTGACGGCATCTTTCGGAAGGATGGCGATAATCTCCTGCGCACGCTTATCAATCCAGTCCTCTTTCTCGTCGGTTAACTGCTGCTCGACCCAGTGACGGTCCTCTATGTGGTCGTATGCGCGATATGCGGCCATGGGTTACTCCTGAAATCTGGTTATGCGTCACCCGGCACCGATTGGCTGCCAGATGTGGAATGGGGTGGGGGATTACTTACCGAGGGCTTTGGCGATTGCTGCTTTGGCTTTATCGAATCGGCAAACGCATTCGAATGAGTGGCCGCATGACTCAGCCTCTCCTGAGGCGTTAGCCATAAAGTCTTGTAGCGAAGCCAGCAAATCAGGAGCGGCAGCCATCTTCCTTCCGGTCTCATCCTCATCACCAGTAACGACCAGCTCTGCTATTACACCTTTACCGACGCAGACAACCTCACCGCGAGCTGGCATGTAAATCCATTCGCCTTCTTGAATCTTGAACTCTTCCATACTCACTCCTTCAGTGCTGAATTGGCTGACCGGTACCGTCGAGCAGAACATCAATCACGCGGTCGTTAACCCGGATGATTTCTGCGTCGGTGTGCAGATACACCCATTTGCGTTCGTGGATGACAGCTGACACGCGATAGGTGCGGCCTTCATGCAGCGCCATCATGCCAGGTTCAACACACTGGCGAATGATGGGGGTGGTGCCGTAGTGGGCGATCATGACTTCCCCTCCACCTGCTCAAGCAACCCGGCATACGCCATCTGCGCCCGGTCCATAGTGAGTGTCTCGCGCGGCTTATCGACCGATGAGAGTTTCCACTCGTTATCGTTTAACTTCGATACGGTGTACTGCTTGCCGTTGTGGGTGACTGTCATGAGGTCTCCTTGAGGTATTGCATTACCCTCTCAAAGTCGTAGTCGTGGTCATTGCAGAACTTTTCCGCTGCACTCTCTTCAACAGATCCGCTTCCGCGGCATGTTTCACACTTGCCGCCATCTGGAACCTTTCGATCAGCGTCATGCCCACAGCATGGGCAACCGATGCGGCCAAGGTCATGGAAAGGCGTAGCTGTGATAAGACCGTGATCTGGGTTGTGACAGGTCTCCCTGCCGTCGCCAAAACAATCTGGGCAAATTACTTTCATAATCATCTCCGCGCTTAAGCCGCGCCGCTGAACGTTACCCCTACGCATATATGCGCAAGACAAAAATGGGTGGCGGTGGATGGCCGCCGTCTCATAACTGATCCGCCTCGGTGAAGCAGATGAGGTATGAGGCAATAAAAAACCCGCCGGAGCGGGTTAGTTCGTATTCAGTGAAAGCGCCGATGTTCGCGGCCAGTAGTATTTTGGTTTCGCTCGTGAGCCCGGCTTTGGACCAACGCAGACGATGTAGCTCTCTTCTTTTCTCGGAAGTCCAGGAGAGGATAGAAATTCCATAAATTTAGATTTTTTAATGCTACCCCCGGCCGGAATTACCTCAACCACATCACCAACTTTCACCTTCCATCCACCACCTGCCTGACTTGACCAAATCACCTCATCGCCTTCTTTGAATTTTCTTACTGGCTGATATGCCATACCCTTACCCTCTGTAGTTACCCGCGTAAAAAGGCCGCCGGAGCGACCTCAATCAACCCATTCGACATACTGAAGCGAGTGACTCGTCTCCGCGTCGTCTGGCTCTTTGTTATCTGGATTGCAGTGCTTGAAGTTGGTGGCCTGCACCGGCATTCCCCCGCACCCGCACATCTCAGCCAGCCCAGAACAGCATCTGGTGAACACGAATCCGTGGTCACATTTCTCACATCCCAACATGCCCTCACCCCTTTGTTTATTCACCGCAGGCCACTCGACCCGCTCGATTCGTTCTGTGCGTAATGCCGACGCCGGGCATCGCGTATCTTCTCCAGCTCGCAGTTCTTCGCTGCCGGGTGATACTTGCTGATGTGGCAGACCGGTGTGCGTGGATCGAAGTCTCTACCGCATACCGGGCACTTGATGCTGTTCTTCATGGGCCACCTCAGCGAGCGGTGATGGATTTGCTCTTGCGGTGACCGGCGGCATAAATCGCCACATCCGGCAGGCACATCCCGCTTTCAAGCGGCTTATTACCAAACTCATTGCTGTAGACGATGGCTGCACGCTCAAGCTGGCGCTTGTATTCCTGGCGTTGCCACACTGCATCCTGTGCAACAAACTTAATCGGGGTCGCATCTTCAATGCTTGCTGGCGTGTGGTGCTGGCCTTTAGCCTGAACCTGAGCGCGGCTAAGGGTAGGGCGATGCATGGTCTCGGCGCTTACGGCAACTTCGCTCTGTACTGCTGCACGACGCTCACGGCGACGACCTGCTGCTGACCCATTGAATGCTGTTCTGCGTGTCATGGTGACCTCCTGATGAACTTTGGCGATTGGATGGCCGGTGCTGATCTCCGGCATTCGGTACTCCAGCGATTCGCGGCGGCATCCATGAGTAAAATCAACGTATCCGCACTGGCCTATACGACGCGCATCAGCCTGCGCATTCATCCAATCCCAAAGCTCACTTTGGTTATCAGGCTTTTCAGCCTCGTAGATTCATCACTGAATCGTTGTAGGTTCACCGTCCTGGTGAGTGCTTCGTCCTGTTGATGGGATAAATTTAAGACATCTTAATTTGATGGTCAAGAGTAATTTGAAGAAAACTTAATTTATTTTTCGTGTGTGAAGGGGAATTGAAGTGGCGCTTGATTTGCTGGGTATGAGAAGAAAAAAGAAAAGGGCCAGACGGCCCTTATGGAAGATTTGCTATTTTGGCATCGACTACAACGCCGATAATCTTGCAGTTCCCGTCAACCTCAATCATCTGGTATTGGGGGTTAAGTGGTTTGAGGTATTTACGCCCGGCGTCGACTACGTATTTTTTGAAGGTGGCCTCGTTTACACCCTCTAATTTGGCGACAACCAACTTTCCACTTCGAGGCTCTACTTCTGGATCAACCAGGATAACCATTCCTTCCGGGATGCTTAACCCTACAGGTGACGTCATCGAATCACCTTGTACATCAAGCCAGAAAGAGTCCTCAGAGCACTCCACTGTTGTGTCGTACCAGTGATCAATCGCCCGGCGGTGATAAGGTTCTACAGCTTCCATCCATTGCCCTGCGCTTACCCAGCTGATAAGAGGGTAGCTACCTTTTGGTTTATTCAGTCCATGATAGGCGACGTTTGCCTGGCTTTGTTCACCATTGTGCAGATAGGTTGGAGAGCAGTTAAGCGCCTTCGCCAGGGCAAGGAGGTTATCACCTTTCGGTTCTGTCTCGCTTCGTTCCCACTGCGAAATCGCAGCATTAGACACACCCACCATTTTGCCGAGTGCATCCTGCCTGATCTTCATCTCTTTGCGTCGCGCACGAATGCGTTCGCCCATCGTTTTCATATTCATAGTTAAGTCATCTTAAATCTTCTTGACTTAAGTTTCCTTTAGTTGATAATTTAAGTGTTCTTTATTTCGGAGCGAGTCCATGTACAAAAAACAAGTTATCGACCACTTCGGAACCCAGCGAGCAGTAGCGAAGGCTTTAGGCATTAGTGACGCCGCGGTTTCACAGTGGAAAGAAGTGATCCCGGAGAAAGACGCCTATCGTCTGGAAGTCGTTACAGCTGGCGCTCTCAAATACAACGAGGCTGCTTACCGGGCTGCCGCGTAGGGTTTCAAGTAACACCTGCATTTCACAACGGCCGTCCGGCCTACGTAGCTGAAAAGCTAGCTCCAATAAAACACATCAAACATGGCTCTGCGTGTTTGCGCATGGCCTTTTTAACTATTTCAACACAAAGGAATTATCACAAATGGATAACACAACCACACGAAACAAAGACCAGGCTCGAAAAATTGAGTCCTGGATCCTGAATCAGATTGCTATTCGCGGTGCCTCCAATGTTGCAAAGGCGCTGGGGATGGATAAGTCGGGCATCACCCGCTGGAAGGAAAGCATGCTGCCGAAGCTGTCGATGTTACTGGCGGTGCTGGAGTGGGGTGTCGTAGATGACGACATGGCGCGGCTGGCGAAAGAAGTTGTTGAGCTATTGAAAAAGAAAAAGTCCCCGGCGGCAACCGAGGACTCCTCACAAATGACAATCGAATTTTAACACATTCAACAGGAGTCATTTTAATGGCTAAGCGCAGAAAGTACCAGGAAAAAGAGGAGCGGCGCCATCCCGCCGAGCCGGAAGGTTTAGTTGTCACAGCGTCAAAGAACCGGGCGTTTGCAGAGCGTCTGATTGGCGTTATCAGACTGGCACTGATCACTTCAGGGGTGAAGCATGGGCGTCGTTAAGTTAGCGGACTACAGGCCGTCTGAATCGGCCGTGGAGCGTCAGGTGGCAGATCTCGATGATGGGTATACCCGCATCGCTAACGAGCTGCTGGAAGCGGTTATGGCTGCCGATTTAACGGCTCGCCAGCTGAAGGTTGTTCTGGCGGTGATTCGTAAAACCTACGGGTTCGGTAAGAAGTTCGACCGCATCACCAATACCCAGATCGCGATGATGACCGGTATACATCACACCCACGTATGCAAAGCCAAAAACGAGATGATCGCCATGAGCATCATCGTGACAAACGGCCATGCAATTGGCGTGAACAAGGTAATTTCTGAGTGGAATTTCGAGGTTAGCCAAGTTAGCGAATCATTGGCTAAAACGGCTAACAAAACATTAGCCAAGTTAGCTAATGGGTATAAGCCAACTCAGCTAAACACAAAAGAAACTATTCAAAAGAAAGAAAAGAAAGAAACCCCCTTACCCCCTGACGGGGGCGATGCTGGAAGTGAAAAACTTACAGCCAGAACTAAAGTCAGCATCGACTACGAATCCTTCCTGGCAGCCTACAACACCGAAGTGGGCGAAAGACTCCCACACGCAGTGGCAGTCAACGAGAAGCGCAAACGCCGTCTGAAGAAAATCATTCCCCAGCTCAAGACACCAAACGTCGAAGGGTTCAGGGCGTACGTCCGGGCGTTCGTGCATCAGGCCAAGCCGTTTTACTTCGGGGATAACAACACTGGTTGGACAGCAGACTTCGATTTTCTGCTGAGAGACGACACGCTTACCGGAGTGCGGGAAGCAAAATTCGCTGACAGGGGGATGGCATGAGACAGGATATCGAAGCAAGTGTGATCGGCGGGCTGCTGCTCGGCGGGCTGACCCCGTCCGCAAGTGACGTTCTCGCCAGGATGGAGGCGGACGCTTTCACAATACCGGTCTACCGGAAAGCCTTTGAGGTGATCCGCAAGCAGGCCCGGAACCGCAAACTGATTGACGCCCTGATGGTTGCCGAAGAGTGTGGTGATGCGCACTTCGCTGACATCATGGAAACGGCCAGATCATGCCCCAGCGCCGCCAACCTGCGCGGATACGCCGGGATGCTTAGCGATCAGCATCAGCGCCGCATGTTCCTGAGCGCAATCGACGAGCTGCGCGGCGACGTGAGCAACGGAACGCTGGATAACGCAGCCTCGGCAATGGACGAGCTTATGCGTCGCCTGAGCACCATCAGGAAGCCCAAAACTGAGGTTGCTCCGGTACGGCTCGGAGATGTGCTGGACGACTACACCGACACGCTGGAGAACCGGCTGAAGAACGGAGATGAGTCCGACACTCTGAAAACCGGGATCGACGAGTTGGACGCCATCACTGGCGGTATGAACGCGGAAGACCTGGTGATTATCGCGGCTCGCCCGGGCATGGGTAAGACCGAGCTGGCGCTAAAGATTGCCGAAGGCGTGGCAAGCCGCCCGATGCCTGGCACTGACAACCTGCGAGGTGTGCTGATTTTCAGCATGGAGATGAGCAACCTGCAACTTGCAGAGCGAAGCATTGCCGGGCGAGAAAACATGTCCGTCAGCGTTCTGCGTAACCCGGCAAACATGGATGACGAAGGCTGGGCGCGGGTTTACAACGCCATCTGCCACCTGAAAGACCTCGATGTCTGGATGGTCGATGCGTCGAAACTGACCGTCGAGGAGATCCGCAGTATCGCCGAACGGCACAAGCAGGAGCATCCAGCGCTGTCTCTGATCCTGGTTGACTACCTCGGACTGATATCCAAGCCGAAAGCCGACCGTAACGACCTGGCGATCGCCCATATCTCCGGCAGCCTGAAAGCAATGGCGAAGGATTTAAAGTGTCCGGTCATCTCTCTGAGCCAGCTTTCCCGTGACGTTGAGAAGCGCCCAAACAAGCGCCCGACTAACGCCGACCTGCGCGACTCCGGCAGCATTGAGCAGGACGCAGACAGCATCATCATGCTCTACCGCGAGGCTGTGTACGACGAGCATTCTCCGGCAGCGCCATATGCCGAGGTCATCGTGACCAAAAACCGCTTCGGTACGCTCGGCACCGTTTACCAGAAATTCGTGAACGGTCACTTCATGCCATGCGATCAGGACGAAGTTCGCCGTATCTCAACCAGCAAGCCATCTACCAGCAAGCGCTACACGAAAGGGGCTGACGTATGAACACAGCAATGCAAATCATCATGAACTCAGATTATCGCGAGTTCCCTGAAACCCTCCTGACGCTGGAGTTATGCCGCGCCACTGCCCGTGCTGACGGTCGCAAGATTGGCGAATCACTCCGGGCCTGCGCAAAGGTGAAGGCTCGCCAGGCGAAGAACCGCAATCTCTACAACACGCTGATCGAGATGTCCCGCAGCCAGTTCCCGGAAGTGCAAATGACCCGTATCCGTGGCTGCGTAGACCGGATGGAGAAGGCCCTTGGTCGTGAAATGCGCGTTCTGGATATCACAGCAGAAGATGTCATCGAATTTAGCGAGGAGGCGGCATGAGCAAGTTAACTCGCACAGCCAATCCTCTTAACAACCTATTCAATCAGTGCCTGGCTTCTGTCAGGGGCGGGAGAGCAGAAGTATGAGCAGCAGAGAAGAATTTGAAGCGTGGGCAAGCAAACAAAAATTGGGTCTCACCTATGGTGATTGTGGTTACGTGTTCTCGTCCACTGAGATGGCATGGAGAGCCTGGCAGGTCATGGAAGCCAAGTGCGCAGCGCTGGCTGCTGAGAATGCGGCGCTGAAACAGTTCCCAGAACAGATTATTGGTTTTATTGGCAAGATGGGAACCAGTGAAATGGGTAGCAGCACGCGCGAGACGATTGAATCTGCCGCAAAACGCATTAAAACCCCGGACACCGACGCCTTGCTGGCTGAAGTGCGGGCCAGCGCTGTTGATGAAGCTTGCCTGAAAATTAGCAACGCTATCGTTAATTGCTATCAGGACGAACAGGTCGGTCTTGATGCGGCAGCAGCTATCTGCGGGGACTTTGCCGCCCAACTTCGCCAGGAGGCAGCCCAATGAGCAACATCAACAAACAGGCGCTGCGTGAAGTTGCAAAACAATGTTCTGCGCAGGAACCGTTAAGGATTGTCGAGTACCACGGGAAAATGTGCCTGCGTAACAGTGGTGGGATTGTGTTCACCGTTCTGCGCGACAGTTCATTCCCTGAATATTCCTCGGAGAACGAGAATTACGCTCGGCTCGCAGAGTTATCGACTCCGGGCACCATGCTGGCGCTACTGGATGAGCTGGAAGCCGCAGATGCGCTGAATAAACATTTGGAGTTAGCAATCAGAAAAGCTGAGGGTTGTAGCGAGGCGTTAAGGAGAAGAGCCGAAGCCGCAGAGAAGCGCATCGCTGAACTGGAAGAAGCGCTCAAGCAGTCTGTATCTGGTTATAAATCATGCCTGCGCACCGGACACGAGCGAATTATTGAACTTGGCGGTGACTGTGATGCACCTGAAATGATGATTGCGAGAAATCCTGACATTCAACAGGCTGAGAAGGTGCTATCCGCTGGAATCATCACTAAGGTGGGGGAGTAGGGATAATGTTTAGCAATGGAGATTTTAATGCAGCCTTCATCCTCCTGGGGTTGGTTTGCGCGGTAGTGGGATGGGCAGTAATAGAGTTTGTTCTTTGGCTGTTTTCTTTCATTCACATATCTATCGGTTGAGGACTAACCTATGGCCAAATTCACCAAAGAGCAGTTGACTGAGAAGCTTGAGCGCCGTCTTGCGGTAACAACGCATTACCCTGATGTTGAGGAGGCGCAGCTCGATGCGGAAATCTTCAAAATCGCACTGGCAGCGCTGACGGCTGATGCATCCATGTACGCCAGTGAAGAGACGTTAATATGTGCGGAACAAGGTGAGTTTCTCTTGCGCACCCTAAACAGGCCAGCTGGTGATGCCATTATCCCGCTCTACCGCCTGCCAATGCTGGAGGTATTGAAATGATGGAAATCGCAAAATTAATCGAATCGGAGATTGGTGATTTCTTTGCCGGGTTCGGGCATCCAGGCGAGCCGGAAACGCCAGAAGAAATGCAATCACAACTGCTGGAGCGTGTTATGCCACTGCTTGCCTGGATGGAGCAGGAGCCGGTGGCGAAGGCCCCTGAATTGAGCAAGGTCATCTACCACTTCCGCGATTGGAACGAAGGTTTTCCGGTTGAGAAGTTTAAGGCTGACTACGTTATTAGCTGGATGTTAGCTAACTACCCTCCAGCGCCACTCTACGCAGCACCACAGTTACCGCAGCCATCGGTGGTGGATGAGCAGTATCAGCATCTAAGTGAGCTTTACCACTCACAGGAAAAGCGGCTGTTTAAAATTGCGCAGCGCATCAAAGGGCCATCCTTCGATAAATACGCCTATTCGCCATCGCAGGCTATCGATGTACTGGAGTCGGAAATATTTGGTGAGCGGGAGTGTGACGGCCGCGCCGCCATGCTTCAGGGTGCCGAACCTGTAGAGAAGGAATGCATGTTTCCCGAGGATTTCAACTTCGATCGATTCAACGACCTGGTTTGGTTGGAGGCTGTAGCAAGCAATCCGCACATGCACTCGCCAACAACATCGACCATCGCTATGGTGGCACTGGAGCTGAACAGGAAGTTAGCCGCTGGCAACTCTCCGGTGATTCCGGATGGTTTAAATATCCGCGCTGTTGCTGCATTGCGCGAGGCTGTCCGCAATCAGTGGCTGAAGTCAGATGATTTTGCTGACAGGGTTTACTGGAAAAGCATGCATGACATCGCTAATGAGATTGTTTCATCCATGCTCGCAGCAGCGCCTGATTTTCGGGAAATCTCGAATTCGTCAACCAAACATTTTCGGGAAAACGCTGAAACGTCAACCAAATGCCCAAAATGTGGGGGGCGAGGAAGTTATCACTGCCCGCAAATGCTGGGAACCGTGGAATGCGAATGCACTTTGCCAGCAGCACCGCAGCAGGAGGTGAAGTGATGCATAAACACATCATCAAATACGACCACCGCGACGGCGTAAAGCTTCCCCTGCATCAGATTGAAACCTGGTGCGGTCATCAGCCAGGGGCATTCGAATGGCTGTTTCAGGACACGCAGCATGCGGTGCTTTGCATAGATCAAGGCGGTTCACAGGTGCCATGCAAAAGCTGCCTTAAAGCGATCCGTGACGTAATCGACAGGGAGGTGAGGTGATGACGTTGTTCACTCTGCCAAAGTGGGCTGCGCTTGCGGTAGCAATTCTAATCTGGCCTGCATTAAGCCTGGCAATGTCTGCGTGGTTATTCATCGAGAGCGGCAATAGCTTTATGGGGTTCGCGTCGGGAGTATTTGCATCATGCGTCATTTGGGATATGCGAAAAATCAGGCGTGTATTCTTCAACGGCTGACACACCTCTGAAATAAAATCAGGCCTCTCCGGAGGCCTTTTTCTCGCGTTGATAATTCAATATCAGTGAGCGATAATAACAACGCACCGGCCTGAACACCCGGTGTCCCCTGCGCATATAATGGGGACGTTATATGCGACCACAATCTGAACATCTTCATCTGTCACCGATGCAGAAATGCACCGGCGATTTTCTGCATTCTGCGGTTTCCTGTGGGGAGGCCGTATGAAACAGCAATATTGTCTCGTCAATGACAAAGTTAAGCGCAACGTCGTTGCCTACATCCAATCACTCCCTGTAAATCCCCGGGCTCCGATGGTTATCGAAGCCCGCGAGGAAACCCGTACCGACAAACAAAACCGCCTCATGTGGCCGCTGCTCAAAGACCTGTCCGATCAGGTTGTTTGGTATGGAGAGAAGCTTTCCCGGGAGGAATGGAAAGACCTCATCACCGTGTTGGTTAATCAGGCTAAGGACGAGGAACAGAAGTCAGCGCCCGGTATCAATGGCGGTCGCGTTTACTTTGGCGTCCGCACATCAAAATCCAGCAAGGCCTATCTGGTTGATGTCATCGAGGCCATCTACTGGTTCGGAACTCAGCAGGGAGTCAAATTCTCTGAGGCGTCCAATAGGCGCATAGTGTGGGCTCAGGACTGGAGGGCTTCCCATGCGTAAGCCATCCCGCCGTACCTGCAAAATCTGCAAAACCAAATTCACCGCTACTTTCGACAACGTCTGGTGGTGCTGCCCTGAGCATGGCGCTCAATACGGACTGCAGGAACTGGAGAAGAAACGAGAGAAACAGCGCTGCGCCAAAGAGAAAGCTGATCGCGCTGCATGGCGTAAACGCAAAGCCGCCGTCAAACCTCTCAGGCACTGGGAAGACGTAACTCAGCGCGTCGTCAATGACTACATCCGTGAGCGTGATTATGACCTGCCATGCATCAGCTGCGGCACCTTCGATACCGTCCAGTGGGAGGCCGGGCATTACCGGTCACGCGGTAAGGCGTCACATCTCCGCTACACCGAAGACAATATAAACAAACAATGTCATCACTGTAATGTTCAGCTTTCAGGGAATCAGCAGCAATACCGCATTCGTCTGATAAGCAAAATCGGGCCTGAGCGCGTCGAGGCGCTCGAAAACAACAACACCCCACACCGATATACCATCGAAGAACTCGAAGCTATCAGGAAGCATTACAGCGCCCTGAGGCGTCAACTCGTCAAAACCAGGGAGGCAGCATGAGCACCCACAACACCCTCGCGTTACTCAACTGGTACCGCTCAAAGAATGTTGCTGCGGTAAAGACACCTGCAGGCATTGTCTTTATGGGTATGCGGAACATCACAGCCGATCAGCGCAGAACGCTGCTGGCAATCCCGCAATCCGATCTCGAAGCAGCGTTAAGGCGGCAACAATGACCCGCGATCAGATAGCCCGATACCAGGCCGAAAGCGTCATGCGCGCCAAGATGCCGCCAGTAGCAAAGCACAGCCAGAACCAGACCAAAACCAAACAGCCAGAGAGGGCCGCAGCGTGAATATTCAGTATCTTCAATACGTACGTGAGCAGCTCATGGTGGCTACAGCAGATCTGAGTGGGGCGACGAAAGGGCAGTTGATGGCATGGCTGGAGAATGCCCAGTTCGACACCGGTACGTTTAAGCGGAAGAAGCCGCGCGTTAAGGATGATGTGACCGGGAAGATGATAACGCTGGATAACCCGCCGATCCCCGGCAAGCAGTCCCGTGCTAAGGGGTCGCACATTCCCCTGGTTCAGCCGGTTGAGTACTCCACCGCGTCGTGGCGTCGGGCGGTGATGTCTCTTGATGAACATCAGAAAGCGTGGCTGCTCTGGAATTACAGCGAGAATACGCGCTGGGAGAACCAGGTGACGATTACCCAATGGGCATGGGCAGAGTTCAGGGAGCAACTGGGAACCCGGAAGGTGGTCGGCAAGACGATGGACAGATTGAAGGCTCTGATCTGGCTGGCGGCGCAGGATGTTAAGGCTGAACTGGCCGGGCGGGAGACATACGAGTACAAGGCGCTGGCTGAACTGGTTGGGGTAACCGCAAAGAACTGGTCTGAGACGTTCACCGATCGCTGGGTGGAGATGAAACGCATTTTCCTGCGTCTTGATAGCGGTGCTTTATTGCAAGTAACGCGATCACGTTCACAACAAAAGGCAGCAAATTACGACATAAGTCTTGCAAAACTGGATTGAAACGCATATATTTCATGTAAATCTGATATCGTCGCCATAGCTTTGGTTGTCGACTGAATTACACAAAAGAGCCCGAGGTTAACGCCTTGGGCTTTTTCGTATCTGAATCCCGCTACCTGGGACCTTTAGGCCGAAGAGCCAATATTGCCATTCCCTCACATACGCCTACGGGCGATTTAAGCGCCGTTGGAAACCCCCATCTCCAGATGTACGGCGCTCTTTTATTTTTTCAATGCGCAGCTGGGATTACCCAATGGAGAACAGCCTAATCACAAGCATTGCTGCCGTCTTATTTGGTGGCGGTGCGCTCGCGCTTTTCTGGAAGCCATTAAGCGCGGTCATTGCTTCAGCCGTTACGAATAACAGGGCGGGCGGCGAAGTAATTACACATTACAAAGAGCAGGTTGTTCTTCTCAAAGCCACTAACGACGAGCTGCGTCAAGAGAACAACGAATTGAGAGAGCGAAGAGAAAAGGATCTGCAGCGTATTTCCCATCTCGAAAGTGACATACGCATCATCAAAAGCTCGCTTCGCATACTGATAGCAATGACCCAGTCAGGAGGCGATGAACAGTTCCGGGGCCAGGTGAGCTCAATGCTCGCGAAGCTGGAGGAAGATCGCCATGAAAGTTAAAGCGTTTATTGAGAGCCATAAAGGGCGTCTCATGATAGGCGCCATGTTTCTTCTTTTCTGTGCCATGTGCAGCGTAATGACGATCGCCTTCACTTACTCCAACAGCAAAATCCGTGCAGAGTACCGCGATATAGCTGACGAAAGAGACAAGAAGGTTGAATCGCTTGCGGTGCAGGTAAGCGAGATGAAATCAAAGCTCGACTCCATCCCGGAGCGAACTGCAGAAAAGACGGCTGATAAAGTAAAACCGCTGGTTGAGGAGGAGAAGAAGTGAGCCAGATTATCCCCATCCTCAACTTTGAGGAAGGCTATCGGGAAAAGCCATACCGCGACACTCTTGGATATCCAACTATTGCGGGCGGCATCAAGATCGGCCCCAAAGGCGCTGCGTTGTCAAATTACACCTTCACCGTACCGCGCCGCGTTGGCGATGTGTGGAAAGAGGTATTTGTCGAGAGCACTATCTCCGAGATGCAACTGCGACCGGCAATCATCAGCGCGCTGAAAAGCTGCAATGATGCCCGCCGGGATGTGCTGATTAGCATGGCATATCAAATGGGCGTTCCCGGCCTCGCTGGTTTCAAAAACACTCTCGCCATGATCTCCGAAGGAAACTTTGATGGTGCGTCGCGCGGGATGCTCAACAGCCTATGGGCGAAGCAAACGCCAGAACGCGCTCAGCGGCATGCTGAAGTGATGCGATCCGGTAGCTATGACATCTACAAAGGCCTCATCTGATGGATGTATTCAGCGTTCTGCGTAGCAGTGCCGGAAAAATATCATTGAGCCGCACACAGGCAGCGCTGGGCTTTCTGGTTTGCAGTGGTGTGATTATCTGGCAGGCATATAAAGGCGAGCTGAGTGAGGCAATCTTTATCGCCTATTTCGGTTTCTGCGTTGGTGGCTATGTGGGCGTGAAGAAGATCGCCACAGACAAGGATATTAAAGAGCAAAAGCTTGATGCAGGTTTCGACCCGGAGGCTAAGCCATGACCACAATTGAGATGATTATCGGCGGCATCGGAATCCTAATAGCTTTGGTTGCCAGCGCCTTTGGCATAGGCCACTCAAAAGGGAAGGGGAAAGCTGAGCAGGCTGCCACCGAGCGAGAGACCAAAGCCAAAATTGAACAGGCTGCAGCTGCAACCAAACGCCAGACGCAAACAAGCAAAGAGGCTTCAGATGTTCAGGAAACCGTTACTCGCATGCCTGGCAACAATGTTGATGACGAGCTGCGCAGAGACTGGCTCAACAAATAACACGGTAGTGGTGGACACCGCCTGTAACTGGGTAAGCCCTATCCTCGTTACCGAGGCCGACATCCTGTCTATGGATGATCGCACCAAGCGGGCGATACTCACCCACAACAAAACGTGGAAAGTCAACTGCGATACGGAAGCCGCTAAATGAGTGCGTACTCTATCTACAACATCATCTCCGGCGGAGCTATTGCCGCACTTCTCATGACGTGGGTGTTCTTCTGGATTTACTGGAAGCAGGAACGCCGTCACCGCGATGAAATCAGGAAGATGCAGCGTGAGGTTGTCATGGAGATTAAAAGCGCTCACAAGCTCAATTAGCTCAGGACAAAGAACCTCATCCCTGAGGCTCTGACACAGTCTCTCCTCTGGACTTTAAGCATAGAGAAATAACGGAGCCTCGCATTAGCGGGGTTTTTTTGTAACCAGAAGACGAAGAAGGAAGCAACCATGTTCACAGTAAAAACCATCATCAATGGCGTAACCCATATCTGCGAACTGCCAACTTTTACAGTGGCACGCGCAGACTCAGAGCGATTTGACGACATCCTCAAGCTGACCAATGACCATTCCAATCCTGACTTTGCTATCTGGCTGCCGGATGTTTATGCCGACCCAGAATGCAAAACCGTACTGCAGGAAGAAGAGCTGGTCGTTAGTGAGCGTGATGGCGTTCTTGACCATGAGGCCATTGCTGTTCTGATTGAAGACTTCGAAAGCCCCGAGCACGCGAAGAAGCGAGCCTTCGACGGGCTGCGTTACCAGTTCATCTACCCTGGCGATCAGGTCTATGTGATGAACTCTCATGGCTCGACCATTGAAACGGTGAAGTAATTCGTCACCCCTTTTACACAAACAAAGCCTGACTCCGGTCGGGCTTTTTTTATTGGGCATGACAAACCCCAAGAAGAACTGCCACCCGAAATGGCAGAGCATGGTTGAAATGCGAAAGGCCCGTTCCTGATTGGCTATCGCATGAATATGCAAACTTAAACACACCGGACCCTAACCTGTGAAATGAGCCTTTGGAGACGTCAGTTTAGTGCTGGCGAGCCTTCGGTGGGCTGGCGTTTCATTTCGGCAAAGGTTCATCTCAAAGAGTAGGTAAACGCTATGAAAGAAGCAGTCGTAGTCCATGATTTTGATTTTTCAAAGATGGTCATGGCCATCCAAGGGAAGGCGTTCACAACAAGTCAAAAGATCGCTGATTACTTTGGCAAGCGTCATGACAACGTGCTGAGAAAAATCAGGCAGGTTAAGTCTGAATGTCCGCCTGAATTTGCTGCCCTCAATTTTGAGGAGACTGATTTCATTGATAAAAATGGCGAAGCGCAGCCAATGTTCAAGCTGACAAAAGACGGCTATATGCTGGTCGTCATGGGCTTTACCGGCGCGGCCGCCACACTCATCAAAGTCAGATACATCCAAGCATTTAACTGGATGGCAGACCAACTTACGCGCTGGCATGAAATGGGCGAGCAGGCCCAGCACCGACACGCGCTGAAGGTTGCTAAGTCAGAGGTGAAGGCGCGCATAGGGAGCAAGATGATGAATGCCAGAAAGCGAGAGAAGAAACTACTCGCGCTGGAGTTTGATCAGATCCTCTCTCTGACGCAGCCAAAGCTGATTTTTACTGAGTAGGACCTAAGGACAGAAATGTCCTTTGAGAGCCACTTTCACAACGGCTTTCCATTCCAAAGCTCATCTGCGGGTGGGCTTGATAATGGCTATAGCGGATAAATCGTAAATATGCCCTGTAGGGGATAAAGAGGCTTTATGTCCGACATCTACCAAATCACCCTGACAACCCAAACAGGCGAAACCTTCACTGGCAAGATGACTCGTCGTCAGCCTGAGCTGGTTAATGGCTTTGTGCCGCTGGCGACTGAAACGGGCGAGTGGCTGTATTTCGCTCCAGCTGATGTGAAGCGCGTGCAGTTCACGCCTGCACAGTCAGATCAGCCTGAAGAAGAAAAAGCGGAGTAACGAGCATTATGGCGACCAAACCAAAAACTGGCCGCCCTTCTGATTATCTACCAGAGGTGGCTGCTGACATCTGTTCACTGCTTGCCGAAGGGGAAAGCCTGCGCAAAGTTTGTGAGCGCCCGGGAATGCCCAATAAGGCCACCGTCTTCCGTTGGCTGGCTCAGCATGAGGAGTTTCGCGACCAATACGCGAAAGCCACTGAGACACGCGCTGACGCTATTTTCGAGGGTATGTTCGACATTGCCGACAGCGTTACTGAAGAGGCTGCTGCAGTGGCAAAGGCCCGCCTGCGAATAGACACTCGCAAATGGGCTCTGGCCCGCATGAACCCGAAGAAGTACGGTGACAAAGTCAGCCAGGAAATCGACCACAAATCATCTGACGGAACCATGACTCCAAAGCCGACCACCATCCAACTACTACCCGTTGAGCCGAAAGCATGAGTAACGCCGTTCAACTGCCTATCCCCGCTAAGCTCGCGCCATTATTCACGGCCGTGAATAAGCGTTACCGGTGCTCGCACGGTGGACGCGGTAGCGCCAAGACGCGCACATTCGCACTGATGACCGCAGTGAAGGCGTATCAGTCGATGATGAACGGTGAAAGCGGGGTGGTGCTCTGCGCGCGTGAATTCATGAACTCGCTGGAAGAGTCGAGCATGCAAGAAGTGAAACAGGCGATCCTGTCTGTTCCCTGGCTGGCTTCTAACTTCGATATTGGCGAGAAGTACATCCGCACCATCGACAAGAGCGTTAACTACGTGTTCTGCGGTCTCCGGCATAACCTCGACAGCATCAAGTCGAAAGCTCGCATCCTACTCTGCTGGGTGGACGAGGCCGAATCAGTCAGCGAAATAGCCTGGCAGAAGCTGAGCCCTACCGTTCGTGAAGAGGGATCGGAGATTTGGGTGACGTGGAACCCGGAGCGCGATGGTAGCGCCACGGATAAGCGTTTCCGCAAAGAAGCCGGCGACGACTGCATCACCGTTGAGATGAACTATACGGATAACCCCTGGTTCCCCGACGTACTGGAAGGTGAGCGCCTGAATGACCAGCGACGTCTCGACCCGGCAACTTATGCATGGGTGTGGGAAGGTGCTTATCTCGAAAACTCTGATAAGCAGGTACTGGCTGGCAAATACCGGGTCGCAGAGTTCTCTGACAATCTCTGGAAAGAGGCAGAGCGCCTGTTCTTTGGTGCTGACTTTGGTTTCGCCAAAGACCCCAACACACTAACCCGGTCGTTCATTCTGCATAACCGACTGTACATCGAGTATGAGGCTTACGGCCAGCAGACAGAGCTTGACCATATGCCTGCGCTATACGACACAATCCCCGGCTCGCGTGATTGGCCCATTAAAGCCGACTCAGCGCGACCTGAGACAATCAGCTATCTAAAGCGGCAGGGATTCAATATCTCCGCAGCTGAGAAATGGCAGGGAAGTGTTGAGGATGGGATAGCGCATCTTCGCGGCTTCGACGAGATAATCATTCATCCACGCTGCAAGAACGTGGCGCGAGAGGCCCGTCTATGGTCGTACAAAACTGACCGCATAACCGGCGAGGTTCTGCCGAAACTGGCAGATGGAGATGAGCATTGCTGGGACGGCATCCGCTACAGTCTCGACGGGCACATTAAGCGTAAGGGTCAGATGGCCGGGATGATGATTCCTAAGCGCCTGCAAGGCAAATAATTACCGTAAGATATAGATAAAATAGACTATTCAATGCCATGATTGACACCCTTTATTGATGAGGATATCGAAGTGGATGAATGGTTTGTATCGTGGTGCGTTTACACACCAAGTGACGCGGGTGGACTGAACGTATCGCATTTTGGATCCAGCATAGAGCATTACCCATCTATGGCCCATGCTGATCAAGTGCATGATGATATAAAGAAACAACTATCGACGAAGCACCCCAGAAACTACATTCACATAGTTGCATTTCACCGTATTTAATTATCAGGCCGCTAATGCGGCCTTTTTTATTGCCATAAATCCAACACCGGACAATCCATGAATGACAAATTAACTCTCGCCGTCAACCATGCGTTGAACGATGCGCGGATGGCTCGTGCCCGCATGGGGCTTTTGACGCCCACAATGGGGCTGGACAATAAGCGCCATTCAGCATGGTGCGAGTACGGATTCCCTGAGCAAATAACCTACGACAATCTCTATTCACTGTACCGCCGCGGAGGTATCGCGCATGGCGCGGTGGAGAAGTTGGTTGGTAAATGCTGGCAGACTAATCCGGAAATCATCGAGGGTGACGATACCGACGAGAGCGAAGATGAAACGGCCTGGGAGAAGAAGTCTAAACAGGTCTTCACCTCCAGACTGTGGCGCTCGTTTGCGGATGCAGACCGACGTCGCCTGGTTGGCCGTTATGCTGGCATCCTGCTACACATTCGTGATGATAAAGACTGGAATCTGCCAGTTACCAAGGGCCGAGGGCTGCAAAAGGTTTCTGTAGCCTGGGCTGGTTCGCTGACTGTGGGTGAGTGGGATACCGGTCTTAACTCCAAGACGTACGGCCAGCCGAAGATGTGGCAATACACCGAGCGTCTGCCGAACGGTTCAAGCCGCAGGGTTAACATTCACCCCGATCGCGTGTTTATCCTGGGTGATTACTCAGATGATGCGATTGGCTTCCTTGAACCAGCCTATAACGCCTTTGTGAGCCTGGAGAAGGTCGAGGGCGGGTCTGGTGAATCATTCCTGAAGAACGCCGCGCGGCAGCTTAATGTCAACTTTGAGAAGGAAATCGACTTCAATAATCTCGCTTCGCTTTATGGCGTGAGTATTGACGAGCTGCAGGATAAGTTTAACGAAGTTGCCGGGGAGATGAACCGTGGTAACGATGTTCTGATGACGACCCAAGGGGCCACAGTCACACCGCTGGTCACTGCTGTAGCTGATCCGTCGGCGACCTATAACGTTAACCTCCAGACCGCCGCAGCTGGGGTGGACATCCCTACAAGAATTCTGGTTGGCAATCAGCAGGCCGAACGGTCCAGTACCGAAGACCAGAAGTACATGAATTCCCGCTGTCAGTCACGCCGGGTAGACCTCGCTTTCGAGATAGAGGACTTCTGCGACAAGCTTATTGATCTCCAGATCATCGACCCGATAAGCCAAAAGGCTGTTATCTGGGATGACCTGAACGAACAGACCGGTGCAGAAAAGCTGATCAACGCCAAAACCATGGGCGAGATTAACCAGAGCATGCAGGGCAGCGGAGAAAATCCGGCATTCAGTCGCGCAGAGATTCGTACGGCCGCCGGCTACGAAAACAATGACAAAAAGCCGTTAGGAGAAGAGGATGGCGACGAAGAAGAAGACGAAGCCGCCAATTCTACCGAGTAATTACGAAGATCCAACGGGAGCCGATGCACTCGAACGCCGGGCTATGAAAGACTTTGCAAGGCGGATGAATAAGGTTGGCAAAGCGTACAAATCAGCACTCGACAAAATACCTTCCTCCCTCGCAGTAAACGCCAGATACGAATACCAGTTAAACCCAACGCTGCTCACCATCATCCTGAACGACGCCAGTTACCTGGTGGAGCAGGTGCTGATGGAGGGCAACGAGTACGACCTGTGGTTTTACGAGTACATCGATCTGGCATCAGAGAAAGGTACCGGTCAGTCGTTTTACAACCTCAGCCAGCAATCACCGGTTTATGCCGCCGGACGCGAATCTCTCGCCTCAATCCTCGCAAGTGACCCATATCAAAAACGAATGGCGCTGGTTCACGCTCGCCTATTTGAGGAGATGAAAGGGCTCAGTGCTGAGGTGAAGCGCGATATGGCGAGGGTGCTGACGGACGGAGTCGGGCGTGGGCTTAACCCGCTGGAAATCTCCAGGAACCTAACCGAGCAGACCGGCATTGAGAAGCGCCGGGCAAACCGGATAGCTCGCACTGAAGTGACTACGGCGCTACGCCGGGCGAAGTGGGATGAAGACCAGGAGGCCAACGACCTTTACGGGCTGAAAACGCTACTGGTTCATATCTCCGCACTGTCGCCGACTACCCGCCATACACACGCTGTGCGCCATGCTCATCTCTACACCAACGAAGAGGTGAGGGACTGGTACAGCAAGGATGGTAACTCCATCAACTGCAAATGCAGTCAGCAGTCGGTGCTGGTCGACGACGAAGGAAAGCCGGAGTACCCAGACACCATCACCAAACTCAAACAGGAATACAAAACGATGCAGGCGCGCGGTTACGCCTGGGCGGAGAAATAGCTATGCCTATGCAGGTAAACATCACCACGAAGGTGAACAGCCAGTCTATCCGGCGTGAAACGCATAATGGCCGTGAGCATCTGGTGCTTCCGAGCTACACGCTGCCAGCAAACGTAGTAATGAACGGCGGTCTGTACACGGCGGAGGAAATCGACGCCCACTATCAGGGTCTGGAGGGCACTCTGGCTCCACTTGGTCATCCGCAGGTTAACGGTGAATTCGTTTCTGCGTTCTCGCCGGAGGGGTTGAACGTCGGCTACGTAGGCGCCTGGAATCGCAATGTTAAGAAGTCCGGCAATCGTATCTACGTCGAGAAGTGGGTGGATGTTGCCCGGGCGGAGGAATCGGAGGGAGGACGCGAGCTGCTTGAGCGTGTTGCAGCTATCGAGCGTGGTGATGACGTACCGCCGATTCATACCAGTGTCGCGGCATTCCTCGACCAGCTTGAGCCTAACGAGCAGCAGCGAGCCACCGGTGCTGGATGGGTGGCGAAGATCCACAGTATGGACCATGACGCCATTCTGCTGCATGAGGTGGGCGCAGCGACGCCGGAGCAGGGAGTAGGCCTTATGGTCAACGCAGACCTGGCGCAGCCGCTGAGGGCCAATTCAGGCGCTTTGGTGGGGGAATCCTACAGAGAGCGCGAACAGCGACTAGACCGGGCAGCAAAAGCGAAGTTTGCAACCGGGCCAGATGAATACGCCTGGGTGGCTGACTTCACTGACTCTCAGGCTGTGATCATCCGCAACGGCGGCAACGCAGAGGTGTTTGGTTACAAGTCTGAAGGCGGCGCTATTACCTTTGACGATACCGGCACCGCAGTTGCGCGGCAGGAATCATGGGTTACCGTCGTTGCCAACAAATTCAAATCTCTTTTCACACCGCAGGAACAGCCTGCAACAAACCACAAAACGGAGGGCGACATGCCTTTAACCACTGAAGAGAAACAAGAGCTGATCAGCGAAATCGGCAAAGGCCTCGCCGCTAACTTCGCCGATGCCCTGAATCCGATTAAGGATGCGATCACCGGCCTGCAGGCTAACCAGGACAAGCTCGCTGAAACCCTGACTGCCAACTCCCGCGCAGAAGAGAAGGCGAAGCGTGATGCGGTAGCCGCTAAGCACGGTGATGTCGTTGCTAACGCGCTGTCAGGCGATGCTCTGGACGCGATGTTTAAGTCGCTGGGCGAAGCAGCGCCGCTGGGCACCAACAATGCACAGCAGCCGAAAGAAACCGGCGCACCTGCCGCAGACGAACACTTCAAATAAGGAGCCGGACTAATGGCACGTTATCGTCGCGTTAATATCGACGGTCAGTCTCTGTACAAGACCGAAACCCGCACTACGGCCGCCGCACTGTTTCCTGGCACCGCCGCAACCATCAACTCATCCGGTAAGTTTGCTCAGGCAACTGCGTTGGCCGGTCGTCTGTACATCATCGATGTCGGTTACCACCAGGGCCTGACCATTACCGAAGCAATCCCATCCGGCGATTCTGCTGTCGGCAATTATGTCGAAGAAGGTCGTGAGCTGGCCCTGCGCTGCCTGCCTGGTGCGTACAAGAAAGACAGCCCGATTAAGCTGGGCACCGCTGGTCAGTTTACCCTGGCAACATCCGACACTGATTCTGTGATCGGCTACAGCCAGGATGAACACACCATCGCTGCCAGCACTACCGATTATATTCGCGTGCGTATGCGCGTTGGCACCGTCGCCGCCGCTAGCGCTTAACAAAAGGAACAACGCACATGTATTTCTCTAAAGACACTCTGGCGGCAAACTCCCGCCTCGGCGGCCACTGGAATGAGCTGTGGGCCAACCGCAACATGTGGAACCGTCAGCACGATGCCGTGATTGCTGCCAATCGCGCAGATATGACTGCTGATATGCTGGCCTGTAACGCAGTTGGTGGTTTCACCCGTGACTTCTGGGCTGAGATTGACCGCCAGGTGCTTCAGTTGCGTGACCAGGAAATCGGCATGGAGATCGTGAACGACCTGATCGGCGTTCAGACTGTTCTCCCGGTCGGTAAAACTGCCAAACTGTACAATGTAATTGGCGATATCGCTGATGACGTGTCAGTTAGCATCGACGGTCAGGCGCCGTTCTCCTTCGACCACACCGACTACGGCACTGACGGCGACCCGATCCCGGTGTTCACCGCGGGTTACGGCGTCAACTGGCGCCATGCCGCTGGCCTGAACTCTGTGGGCATTGATCTGGTTCTGGACTCGCAGATGGCGAAGATGCGCAAGTTCAACCAGAAGCGCGTTAACTACTACCTGAACGGTGATTCTCACATTCAGGTGCAGTCTTACCCGGCTCAGGGCATTAAAAACCACCGCAACACTCAGAAAATCAACCTGGGTTCTGGCACCGGTGGTGCAAACATCGATCTGACCACCGCGACTATGACCGAGCTCTTTGCCTTCTTTGGCAAGGGCGCATTCGGCACCATGGCTCGCAATAACAAAGTGGTTCAGTACGATGTGATGTGGGTTTCCCCTGAAATCTGGGCGAACATGGCGCAGCCGTATGTGGTTAATGGTGTGGTGAGCGGTAACGTTCTGAATGCTGTCCTGCCATTCGCTCCGGTGAAAGAGATCCGCATGACCTATGCCTTAACCGGTAACGAGTTCATTGCGTACGTACGTCGTCGCGATGTTATTTCTCCACTGGTAGGCATGGCTGTCGGCGTTGTTCCGCTGCCTCGTCCACTGCCAAACGTAAACTACAACTTCCAGATCATGTCTGCTGAAGGTCTGCAAATCACCGCAGACGATCAGGGGCTCTCTGGCGTTGTCTACGGCGCCGTTCTGGCATAAGGGGTCATCATGGCTAAATACGAAGTGATTCGCCCCTGGAGCGGAGTTAAGCGTGGTGATGTGGTGGAGCTGAAAGAGCTTCATCCGGCGCTGAAATCCAACGTCCGTCTGATGCTGGGCGAGGCAGGCGGGCAATTAACTCCAGCGACACCAGAAGGCGGTACCGGTGAAAAATCTCGCAAAGAGGTTATCCAGGAACGCCTTACTGAGCTGGGCATTGAGTTCAAAGGCAATCTGGGGGCTGAAAAGCTGTCTGAGTTGCTGCCGGAAGGCGAGCTCGAAAAGCTTTTCCCCGCTGAATAACAGCCGCCGCTAAGGCGGTTTTTTTTATGCCCTCTCCGGAGGGCTGTCAGAGGCTCGCATGATCACCACAGAACAGGCCAAGGAATATCTGAAGTCAGTCGGTATCACGCTGCCTGATTTCATCTTAGAGGCGCTCGTAGAGCAGGCCAACAGCATTCAGGAATGCCTTGATGCACATTACTCACCGGCTACCGCGCTGCTGATTCAGTCCTACCTGCTGGGAATGATGGCGCTGGGGCAGGGTGACAAGTACGTGTCCAGTCACACAGCTCCAAGCGGGGCATCAGAATCTTTCCGCTATCAGTCATTCTCTGACCGCTGGAAGGGCTCGTTAAATCTGCTACGTGGTCTTGATAAGTACGGCTGCGCTACTGCTCTCATCCCTGCCGACCCGACAGCTGCGCCTGCATTCGCTGGTATCTGGATCGGGAAGGGAGGTTGCATGTGCGGGGATAAGTGATGACGTGGACACCCGTAAGCGTCCGGCTGCCGCGTTCATTCACCCGCGTCTGGGTGCTGACCGACACAGGGCGGGAGACCACCGGCTACGTTAAATCGGACGGCGAGTGGTTCATCAACTGTGAGCGCATCCGGGCTACGGGCGCGGTGGTGCTGCGCTGGAGGGAAGACTAATGTCATCAGCTGCAAACTGGTCCTACACCGCCAAGGCCACTATCTGGCGCAAGGGTGCAGGCGGCAGGGACGAAAACGGCGACCCCATAAACGGCTATGACGCGCCGGTAGTCATCATGGTCGATTATGAGGGCGGGCTGTCAAAGCGCATCGGCAACCTGGGCACTGAAATCGTCGTGAAGAATACCGTCTGGACCGAGTACGCGCTGGCCGACGCCGGTGATTACCTGCTGATTGGCGTGTCGACTGAGGCCGATCCGGTTGCCGCTGGCGCTGATGAGGTGCGGCAGGTTATCCGATACGCCGACACGTTCGAGCGAGTGGCGGATGATTTTGCCATCTTGACTGGAGTCTGATCATGGGAATCAAAGTAAAGGGCATCAGTCAGGCGCGCAAAAACCTAAATGCCCTAGTCGGCGACATCCAGGGCCGTAAGACCATCAGGGCCATGCAGTCGGCGCTGATTATCGGGGGCTCGCAGGCTGCGCTCTATACGCCGATCGACACGTCTACGCTGCTGAATAGTCAGTTTCGCGACATAACCGTCAACGGTAATCGGGTGACCGGCCGCGTGGGATACTCCGCTAATTACGCGGTGTATGTTCACGACCCGAACGTACCTCAGACCTTCCGACGAGCTACAGCACGGAAAGAATTCCTCACGAAAGGCTTTGAGGATACGCGAAGACAAATCGATGCGGTGATCGCCAAGGAGATGTCGCTATGACACCCATGATGCACGAGCGGGTGCGCAACATGTTCGGTGATGCTGGCCTGACTTCCGGGTTCACGGTGCAGAAGTTGATGTACGACGACCCGGAGGATCTGACGCAAGCGGTAATGGTTTTCAGGCCAAACGGCGGCACCAACGTACGTAACGACCTTGGCTCTGAGTATTACGTCCTGGTGGATGTCATTGCTGCGAAGGATAAACGCGGCGACGCCGTTAATGCCGTGCAACGCATCGTCGATTATGTCCAGGCCAACCCTATGGCTGATGAGTGTGTTGGATACATCCAGAACATGGGCGCAATCCCGGCCCCGGTGTTAACAGAAGAGGGGCGAATGACCTTCCGGCTCCAGTTCGCCTGCACCTACGGCGAATAGCCAACCCAACCAAATGGACCCGCTACGGCGGGTTTTCTTTTTTAAGTCAAAGAGGAAGTTTCACATGGCTAATTGCCCTAGCTCTAACGAGCGTCTATTCGGTGGCGCTGTGGTGCTGGAAGTCGCTGACGGCTGCCCGGATGTCAAGCCACTCGAGTCTGAGTGGAAGGCGCTGGCAGCAGGTACGTCCAAAGGCTTCGACTTCAACCCGAACTCGGTAACCTCAGATGCTGATGACGGCGGCGGCTATGTCGAAACCATCATCACCAACAGTGACTTCACCCTGAGCTTTGAAGGTGAGGTCCGCAAAAAGGACAAACTGGATCAGTACGGCGTCGGCAAGTTCATCAAGTATTTCGCTGACGAGCTGAAAGCCAAACGCCAGCCCGGCATCTGGGTGCGAATGGGCTACGGTCCGGTAGAATTTATCGGCTACATGAACATCAACGCGCTGAGTTCTGACGGCGGTACCAACGATATCGTCACGTTCTCTACCGAGTTCAAAGTGGGCGATGCCAGCACCATCGAAGTTAACGAAGTGACGGCAGTGGCGGTGACCGGCGTAACGGTGACCCCTGCTACCAGCACCGGCGCGGCAGGCGGTACCAGCACCTTTACGGTGAATATCGCCCCGACTGGCGCAACCAATAAAGACTTCACGGTAGCATCAACCGATCCAACCAAAGCCACTGCTACCGCCTCCGGTACCACCGTCACGGTAAACCGCGTCGCCGCCGGCAGCGCGCAGATCATCATCAACACCGAAGACGGAAATTTTGTGGCCGTGCATACGGTTACCGTTACTTAACGAGCATTCCAAAGGGCGGCGTGCTGCCCTTGATAATGATCGTTACCCTGGGTGAAACATGACAGTAGTAGCCATGAAAGAAATTGGCGAGGTAGCCATTAGTGACAGCCGGGAGGGCGGGAAGGACTACCTGCTGAGGCCATCGCTCTCAGCAATGATGGGGCTTGGTGACCCTGGCGAGATTGTGAATATCTACGCGCAAATACATGGAAGCGAGGTGCAGCAACTCCTGACCACCTGCGAAACCGGATTTGAGGTGATACCTGACTGGATGGCGCCATCTTTCAATGTTGCAAATGACAACATGCTCTTAGCGTCAATGCTGGTATTGCAGGCGTGCTGTGATGATGACCTTACCGATGCTATTGGTGAGTGGGTCGAAGAAGATGGCACGATCGCATATCAGCCCGGCCTGATGCCAAAAGACGAAATCATTATATTTGCCCGGCACCTGATGCAGCATGGAGTGGTTGGTAAAGCTAAGGTTCGTCAGCTCCAGCGCAACGAAACTAACGAGGCCACCAACGAATTTCTGGCGATCGATTACATCGTGGCCGCGCAGGCGCACTTTGGTATGAGTGAGACGGAAGCCGCCAGTCTGACAATGACGAAGTTTCAACTGCTACTCGCCGCGAAATACCCTGATCAGAAGGGCTTCACGCGGGACGAGTACGACGCGATAGCTGATGACTTCCTGGCGAAACAGGCTGCGAGAAGGGCCAAGCAGAAGTAGCCCACTCAGGTGGTGGGCTGATATCACTTGTAAAGTTACGTAAGAGAAATATCGCCATATCTATTCACATCTAATCGCAGATAATTATGCTTAATTTACTGATATTTAATGCCTTTACATGAAAAAGAGCATGCGATTTAATCACGCCAGCAGGTGCTCTTTAACAATCAGGCGGCCTAACTGGTGATACAAATTTGTAGCATGAGCTTATTTTTTTTTGTTGTCTTCTGACATCTTGCTTGGGCTTGGGTAATCAGCTTTCTGCATGACCTGCATAGCTAAGGAAGATGTGGTGATACGGCTGGATGCTGGAAGGTTTTGAACCACGGATACAGCTGTAACTACCCTAATGGATTTTTCTCTCAGATCTACGAGTGAAACCTCATCTTTGGGATAGTTGGAATTTAATGGGTGAAAATTAACCACCGCCATACCACCAGTAAATCTTCGGAAAAAGATTTGGGGGTTTTCCCCATACAGAATAACTAGGACGAAATCGCCACTTTTTATGTCTAAATCGGGGTCGAAAACGACCATCGAGCCCATGGGAAAGCTATATTCCCCTCCATCAGTTGCAAGCATAGAATCATCATTCAAAACATATGCAAAGGCGTTTGAACCCACGGAAATGTCGGTATGAATAAAGCCATCGTAGCTTGAGATGGTTCCGCTATGTGCGAACCTGGAAACGATCTGACTCTCTGTCAGAACAGGAAGTTTAGAGATTGTAGAGTTTTTGATTTCTTCTTTCTCATAGTGCTCCACTACTTTTAACCCTTGAGTTAGCCAATCAGGGGTGGTTCCCAATGCTGAAGCCAATCTAAGTAATACTTTTAATCTTGGCGTTGACTCTCCAATTTCATAAGAAGCAATAGTCCTTTGTGCGACACCCACACGCTCAGCAAGCTCGCTCTGCGTCAAACCTTGCTCAGAACGCATGCTAAGAAGTCTGGCAGGGAATTTGTTATCAAAATTCATTATTCATCCTATATGGTCATAAAATCTCTATTAACATCTTTACAAGGATGATTTAAGAGTTATTATGTTGTTGAAGGAAACTATAGAGGAAACGATGAGATGAATAAAGAAGTCAAGCAAGCCAACCCGATCCAGCTGCGTCTCCCCGCAGAAAACAAGGCATGGATTGAAAGCTCTGCTGGTAAAACTATGCGTACTACACACAGCGAGATTGTTTATCGTCTGAAGTTACTGCAGGAGCTAGAGGAGAAGGGCGTTGTTACTATCCAATAAAAATAGCGAAGCCCGGGAGTGCGCTAACACTAACCGGGCCTCTATCGAAAATAACCGCATAGGAAATATCGACATGAATATTGTACATAACAACGAATTAACTTTCCAGCAGACAGCGTTCCATCCGGTATCACATGCCGGAGAAACATGGCTTACCTCCTCCGAGCTGGCCGCTGCGCTCGGGTATAAAAAATCTGATGCCGTTACTCAGATCTATAGTCGCTATAACGATGAATTCACTGAGAAGATGTCAACGACCCTCAAAATGAGTGTCGTTAGAAAGACTGGCGTTGTTGATATCCCTGTCCGTGTTTTTTCTCTGCGCGGGGCTCACTTAGTGGCGATGTTTGCCTCTACACCAACGGCCAAGGATTTTCGCCGATGGGTGCTGGACATTCTGGATCGTGAAGTGATTGCCGGTAACGCGCCGGTTAAGTTCGATTTCCAGATGTATGTCCACAATGCCAACGCAGCATGCATGCATATGGAAGTGATTAGTAAAACCTGGCATCAAGAACTCCACCCGGCGCTGAGGAAGATGGGTTCGCCACTGGCAGGCAAATTGGCAGACCGTATTACCGATGCCGCAGGAATTGTGTTCGGCATATGTAGTGCGATGGAACGGGCCTCTGGATATAGCGGATTGCAGTACAAATGAATTTGCGGAGACGCAAATAGAAAAGCCGACAGTTCGCAGCTGTCGGCTATCCATGAAACCGTCAATAGGGAACACAACCAATGACGAAATTAAGTTTAACAAGTAATGCACATCTCGTCGAGAAAACCATTGATAGCCAGTATCTGCTTGAGATGGTCAATAAGGCCCGTAAGGAATGCGGTGAGCCAGAGGTGCGCAACAACAAATTCATCGAGAAAGTTGTTGATGAACTTGAAGGGGAGTTTTACACAAAAAGTGTAAAACCCTCCGGCAAAGTCGGCGGTCGCCCGGTCGAAGTAATTGAAATGTCCATTAAGCAGGCTCTTCGCGTGGCCGCACGCGAATCTAAAGCTGTTCGCCGCTCTCTGGTCGATAAGCTGGAAGATATGCAGGCGATCCCGGCAATGCCGAAAAGCCAATCGGGCATCACCGAGTACCGCCTGGCAAAAGCTGATCAGCTGAAAGCGCAGGCTCTGGAAAAGAACATCGCCAACGCCCGTGAGATTATGTCTCTGCTGCCGCGCCTTGACCCAATGGCGCATCAGACGCTGGCGGCCTCTCTGATTAATCCGCTGATCGGTTATGACGCCATTCCGCTTCCGGTCATTGAGGAGCATTACCATACGGCTGGCGAGGTTGGCGAGATGCTTGGGGTGTCTGCTCAGAAGATCGGGCGCATTGCCAATGCCAATAACCTCAAAACGGAGCTTCACGGCAAGTTCTTCCTGGACAAGTCAGCCCACTCCAGCAAGCAGGTTGAAGCGTTCCGCTACAATGCTGAGGGTGTAAAAGCGCTGCGCCACCTGATCCATGGTGCTGACGTGGCCTAACAACCCCCTTTTAACCGAGAGTAATTCAAACCCGCTTAACTGCGGGTTTTCCCGTTTCCGGTCGATTGAGATCAATAAATCAGCGTTTGCCGTTGCGCCTGTGCTATTCCTGGGTAGGATGTTTCCACTTTTACCAATGGGGAATAGGGATATGAAGAAGTTGATTGTTTATGGTGTGGTAATTCTTTTGGTTTGTTCTGTTGCGGCAATCGCATTGGTTCCGGGTCAGGACGCTCAGAATGCAGCAATGACTGATGCATGTAGCTCAATCATCAAATCAAGAATGAAATCACCAGCATCCTATTCGATGGAGAAGGCTCTCATCAGCTCTAAAGAGCTTTCTGGCGAAGAGCGTGACAAGAAGATTGATAGCCTCCAGACGGATGCTTTGCGCGAAGGGGTGAGAAACGGGCTTTTTACGCTTAAAAGCGCCGAAATATTTGTAGATTTCAATGCGAGCAATGCTTTTGGAGTACAACTTAAAGGTTTGGGGAAATGCGAATACAGCATTTTCAGCAAGGATTGGGTATCTCTTGAGTCTGTAATAATTGATGGTAATTCTTTGCCTTCCGTTGATGTGACGATTGAATCAGTTGGCAATAAAATTGATTCGGGATTTTCCTCAAAACTAAAATATTTGGAATATAAGATTCAAGGCAAGATTTGATTCCTTAAATATCATATAAACCCGCTTCGGCGGGTTTTTTTATGCCCGGAGACAAGAATGGCTAGCAACGAGCAGGTTGGCAATATCGTTTACCAAGTTCAGATGGATGTGGCCGAACTCATTGAGGCTCAGCGGAAAGTAAATGATCGCCTTGATAAGATGGGGGGCAATTTCGACCGGGCTTCGGCGTCAGTTAGTCGCTTTGAGGGTGCGTTAAATAAGGTCGGTGTCGCAATTGCATCTGCCATTACTATTGATACAGCGAAGAGGCTGATTGCTATCGGCGATGAAATGGCAACTCTCCAGGCGAGAGTGACCCGCTTAAGTCCAAGTGTTGATGCGGCAAAGGAGAGCATGTCTTCGTTGTCTGCCATTGCATCAGAGACAGGTGGCAGCTTGGCAGAAACTGAGAAGTTGTGGGAATCATTAACCACCTCTCTTAAAAGCACTGGTGCCACAAACGCGCAGATCCTGCAATTAACCTCAACGCTACAAAAGATAGGGACGATTGGCGGATCTTCGGCTGAAGAAATGTCTAATGCTCTTCGTCAGTTTGGTCAATCTATGTCAAGAGGGACGATCCAAGCCGAAGAATTTAACTCAATTGTTGAGCAAATGCCTGAACTGGCCAGGCAGATGGCTGCGGGTCTTGGAATATCTACTGACCAATTACGTCAAAAAATGCTCGAAGGGAAGTTGACCGCACAGGACGCCCTTAATGCCATTCAAAAGCAAACTGAATATGTAAACGCTGAGTTCGAAAAAATGCCGGTCAACGTTGATCGAGCGAAGAATAGTCTGGATGTTGCATTCAGAAACGCGATTAATGATCTTAACCAAGCGATTGGGCTTACATCCACGCTTGCTGGATTAATGCAGAGCGTCGCTGACAACCTTAACTACTACAACAATAACGTTGGCGATTCATCGCGCATGCCGAAACTCATTAAGTTGCAGCAGGACTTGAATGATGAAATGAAAGACGGCCAGCGGTGGTATGAATCTGACACCATATTTCAACAGCGCAGGGCCCAAGCTGCATTTCAACTTAAACAGGTCGAAGGAGAGATCGCTCATATTCGAGCCAAGGCGGCAAGAGATTCAGAGAATAACCAGTTTAGCGCCCCAAGCACTAAAGGCGATGATGCCGCCACTAAGAAATTGGTACAGAACTCCGAGCGTCGCTTGGCGCTTGCAAAGCTGGAAGGTGAAGCTCGCGTCAGGTTACAGGCTCAGTATGATGCAGCGGACGCTGGCGTAACCGATCAGAAACGCATCAAAGCTCTTCAGGATGAATACGCAGAAACCTACCGGGTTACTGAGGCCAGAAAAGAAAGCATCAAGGCGACAAAGGATAGCGAGGCGGCATCAAGACGTTCCGCTGCTGCCGAAGAATCCGTCACGCAGAAACTGGACAAACTGCGAGCGGAATCCGATTTAACAACGGAATCTATTGAGAAACGCCGCATACAAGAAGCAGGATTGCGCGCTCAGCAGTCTTTAGGTAGTGCAGCCACTAAGCAGCAAATTGAAGAGGCTCGAGCTGTAGGCGAGGCCAACGAAAAGGCTGCCATCGCTATGCAAAAGCGGAAGGAGGCAAGCCAGAATTTCACACAACTACAGGGTATTGCATCGCCTGTAGCCGCTGTTGACAATCAATTTCAGCTTCAAATGGAACAGCTCAATGAGTACGCCGCTCTTTATCCTCAAAAAATCGCACAGGTAGAAGCCACGCGCGCCGCTATTGAGCAGCAATATCGTGAGCAGAGAAATGCTGCAATGTGGGAAGAATGGTCACAACAGAATGCTGCTACAGAGGCTGCATCGGCAGCTTTTACAGCGTTTGGTAATAATGCTTCCAACGTACTTACCGGAATCATCACTCAAAGCATGACCGCTTCTGATGCTCTTCGCTCGATCGGAAGCACTGTCCTGAATAGCGTTATCAATACCTTCGTCCAGATGGGCATGGAGTGGGCGAAGGCCGCAATGATGGGATCCTCAACCCAGCAGGCCGCCATCGCTGCAACCACAGCCGCACAAGTTTCCGGCATTGGCGTGCAGACAGCAGCCAGCACCACGGCAGCAGCGGCGACAACAGCAGCATGGACTCCGGCGGCGATCATGTCATCCATAGCATCGTTCGGCGGCGCTGTGGCGATTGGTCTTGGGGCGGTGGCGGCGGTGGCTGCATTGTCTGGTAAGCGCAAAAACGGCGGGCCGGTCAGCGCTGGCGGGATGTACCAGGTTGGCGAGGGAGGCATGCCGGAGATTTACCGGGCCAGCACCGGCAAGCAGTACATGATCCCTGGCGATAATGGAAAGGTCATCAGCAATAAGGATTTGCAGGGTGGTGGCGGCATTAACGTGTCCATCAATGTCCAGAACTACAACGGGTCGGCAGTTGATGCCCAGGCCAGTTCTGACGGCAATGGCGGAGTCACCGTAGACATGATCGTCGCTGACCTGAATAACGGCGGGATGATAAGCCAGGGCATCACCAGTAACTTCAACGTCAAGCGCACGCCAAGGGGGCAAAATTAATGCCGATCATTGACTACCCTGGCTGGCTGCCGCTGGCGCAGAAAGCCAGCAAGAACATGACGCTGGATACCGGGTTCCTGACTGACCAGCCCGCAGTCGGCCCTGCCATTTTCCAGAACCAGACCGACGACCTGAAAGTGACCTGGTCACTTACGTGGTTCTTCACTCTGGACCAGGAGAAGGCATTCCAGCAGTGGCTGCGTAGCCCGAACTACCTCAACCGTGGTCTGAACTGGTTTCGCATGCCGGTTAATATCGGAGGAAGTGGCCTCCAGATGCAGGAACTGCACTTCACACAGATGCCGGTGCAGACCAGCATCGACGGCGGAGTGGTTACCTGGACCGGCACGGTGATCGCGAATCGCCTGTATAACGCTGATGACGAGTTCGACGACATCATTGTTGAGCTGCCGCCGCCGTGGAATACCTGGCTGGATATCGTCGTTACCGGTTACCCGGACAACAGAGACCCAGAGTCATTACCGAGAGTGCCGTAATGCCTACTTTCAGAGCTTATAAGCAGCAGCGCCCAACGCGCGGCCTGTACGACACCATCACGTTCTACCACCCATCGTTCGGCTATGTCCGCTTGGTCGACAAGCAGTTCTTCGCAAAGGTACTTGGCGGACAGACGTACACGCCAGCCCGGTTCGAAATCGAAGAGAGCCAGCAGAGCGGTACGCCAGTGATCGACGCAACGGTGAAGCTGGGCCGGTTATCGGCGGATGTGAAAGAGTTGATGAAGAAATGGAAGGGCGCCGCCCGACTGACTGCCATAACCGCCACACGGCAGATATTCGACAGCGCTGACGTATTGGCCCCGATTAAATCATGGCAACTATACGTGAAAACCGTCGATATCGATCCCGACAGTGTCTCGGTCACGTTATCCATGACGAACCCGCTGAACAACAATATCGGAAGGCTTTATGACCCTGTCGAATACACCGGCCTGCAGTACCTCTGAGTTTATCCGGCAGATGATCGGCGTGCCATGGTCTAACCGAGCCTGCACTTTCGAGAAGGTAGATTGCTGGGGCTTAGTGGTGCTGTACTTCCGCCATGTCCTCGGCACCGAACTGCACCAGACGCCTGACTACGAAGCCGGGGCTGACTTCTTCACCTGTTACCAGGGCGATGTCACGTTCTGGCGCCCGGTAGGTAAACCGGTTGATGGCGGGATTTTCGTCGGCTATCAGGGTTCGCAGCCTGCGCATGTCGGCCTGGTGCTGAATCGCCAGGCGCTGCACGCGAGGGGCGAGGGTGGCAGCGTGCGCATGGACTCATTGCTGGTTATCCAGCGGGCATTCACCAGAGTGGAGTATTTCGAATATGGCGCTGATTGAACTCCAGCGATTTCCCGGAACGCCAAAAGAACGATACAGGGTGCCAAACGGCACCCTTTTTTATTCCTGGCTTACGGAGAACGACAGCAACCTGCACCGGGATCTGCTCATCGTGCGCAATGGCGTTACGCTGGGTGATGACGATCAGCTGGATTTTGAGCTGAGTGAGATGGACGTTATCCAGCTGTTCGACCAGCCAAAGGGTATTATCGGCGACATCCTGAGTCCAATCTTCAAGGTGGTCGGGCAGGTGTTCTCCTTCCTTGCGCCGAAGCCAGCCATCGCGAACACCGGCGGCAACACCGTCGATTCGCCGAACAACAGCCTGACAGGGCAGACCAATACCGCCCGCGTCTATAAGGCGAAACCGGACATCTACGGCCAGGTGCGTTCGTTCCCGGATCTGATTCAGGAATCTGTCTTCGAGTACATCAGGCAGGATGATTTTGACGGCGGCCTGAAATACGTCACCGAGTGGATGTGCATTGGTATCGGCCACTACAGCTACGAGTCGGTGCGCTATTCGGAATCAAGCCTGGGATCGCTGGCTGGCGCGGAATATCAGTTCCATCAACCAGGCGAAGTCATCCCGCAAATTGTCGAGGGTTACGGCTTCGATGATGTGGATGGCCAGGAGGTTCCCGGCCAGAACGATGCTGACGATTTCCCGGTTGAAACGGCGACGGCCAATACGGTCGTGAGCGGCACGTATTCCGGCGGCCAAATAGCCATGCAGATCGTCAAACAGGCCGAGTTCGACTACTTTATGGGGCTGGTGCTGCCGCACGCGGTGACGTTCACCATCAACGTCACCTACGCCACGGCATCCGGCAGCGTCACGAAAGATGTGCTGTTCTCCGGGACGCTAATCTCGGCGGTGGAGACCAACGACGGCGCGGTAATAGACCCGGTCACCTGGTACACGTTCACCATGGGTGATTTGCAGGGGCCTTCTGACGTGCCGGCGACGGCCACCATCAACACGACCACGTTCATCCTGAACGACAACGAGGCGCTGATAGTGGGCCCGTTCTTCTCTCCGGTGGAGTCCACCGAGCTGTGGCTGCACACCCAGTCCAGCCTGGGCGGGAAGAAGCAAACCAACTGGAGGGTGGTTATCTGGAAAATCGACGATGACTACAACCAGATCCCGGGCACCACAGAGACGTTTACCTATTACCAGGGGACGCCGCATGACCATACCAGCGAGGTATTCTACCGCACCGACAAACTGACACCTGCTGCTGGCTTCGGCAGGTATGCGATCAGCTTCCAGCGTACCGACAACGCCAGTGACGCATCGGTGCTGAAAGTTGAAGAGATCCACGCCATAAACATACGCACTAACGTGGTTCACCCGACCGACACCCTGGTACGCGTGAAGGTGAGGGCGACTGAGAACGCCCTGGGCAGCCGGGAGCGTAAATACAACGCGCTGGTCACGCGTCACACGATCACCTATGACCTGGCGACGCAGGTTGTGGATTACACACTGCGGCCGTCGCGCTCGTTCGCGGATGCGGTGGCGCACACCTGGCTGGTAATGGGAGCGCAGCCGGAAAGCAGCATTGACCTGTACGGCCTCTATGCGATCGCCGAAAGCCTGCCGGATGACCGTTTGGGTCTATTCGATTACACCTTCGATGACGAGAACGACTCCCTGGGCGACCGGGTGCGCGCGATCTGCAATGCCGCCTCGGTAATGGCCTACTGGGACGATGGCGTGCTGACGTTTACCCGCGATCAGAAGGTCGATTACCCGGCGGCGGTATTCAACCGGGCCAATATGAAAACGGACGAGTACAAAATAACCTACGAGGCTACGCTGCCTGGCGGATATGACGGTGTGCAAGTGTCATATGTTCATCCGACTACGAACAACAAGACCTACATCAACTACCGGGTCCTGAACGGGGCAATCGTTGAGCAGGAGGCAGAGAACCCCAACAAACTGGAGATCGTCGGCTTCCGTAATGAGTACCAGGCCCGCGAACGTGCACTGCGCGAAACGAGGCGCCTGATGTATTCCCGCGTCAGGATGAATGCCCGGGTGTTTGAAGACGGAATCATTCAGGTCGGCAGCGTTATCCAGATGCCTGACATCTACGACAGTAATCAGCAGCAGGGCTACATCACCGGGCGCACCGGTAATAGCTTCGATACCAGCGAGCCGATCAGCTTTTCCGGCTCAATGTATGTGCTGGTCACCGACAGTCTGGGCAATCCTACATTGCGTTACCCGGCAACGGCCAGAAGCGACACGCCTTATGGCTTCACCGCGGCGCTGCCTGAGATCCAGCTCAATATCTGGAATGGCGACACTGTGCAGCTCCCGTCGCGCTACCTGATTGCCACGGTGGAAGAGCTGGACAGCCAGCTCTGGACCGTCAACAGCATCAAACCCAACAGCGACAACACGGTTTCCCTGACGGTCTCCGAGTACAGCGACAGCGTCTATCAGTAAACCTCACCCAATCCTCACAACCCGGCCACTGCGCCGGGTTTTTTTATGGAAAATATATGGCTACTCAACCAACACAAGAACCCGTTGCGAGTGAATCACCACGAAATCTGAAATTCAACGCCGGGAAAATTGATGAGTTCGTTACTTCCCTTGCACGGCAGTATATCGACCGGTTCGGTAACAGGCATTACACAATTGAAGGCCTGAAGCAGCTGGTTTTGGAGCATATCTATAATCTCGGTTGGAATCTTGCAGGCTCATTTCAGGGTGGTGGGACAGTTACGTCTGCCGGAGACCTACTGCAGGACGAGTCCACGAATATTTGGTATCGCTGGGATGATCTTGAAACATTGCCAAAAACTGTACCGGCAGGATCAACACCTGCATCAGCAGGTGGTACTGGTGAGGGAAAATGGCAGCCTGTTGATGTGGCCGATGTTCTTCGTAAGGACCTTGCAAGCTCAGCGGATGATAAAGGCGATGCACTCTACACCGTAAAGCAGCCATTTACAGGTTCTGTTGGCCTGTCCGGGCACGACAATAACGCATTATTTATCAACGTTAAGCAATTCGGGGCTATTGGGGATGGCACTTATCATCCGCTATCCGAGCGCTACGCATCCCTTGTCGAGGCGCAGGCCCAATATGCGTTCGTGACGAGCTTAACGCAAAGTATCGACTGGGCAGCATGGCAGGCGGCGTTAAACACCGGAAAGGTTGTGTATGGCAACGATAATGCCTATGTAATTACGGATACGCTGCTGCCGGTGTCCGGAGGCGGAATTATCGGCCTTGGCGTCAATAAATGGGTGTCCGGATTTACGGCGACATTTAACCCAAACCTTACCAGCGGTACCACATTCCTGATGTATGGAACTGGTGCCAAAAACTATACGCTGGATTGTGTTTCCAATATGGACAAGAGCGGCGGCGTTGTAGCAAACCCTTCCGCCTCAGATCCGTACACTTCAACAGCGCCAGCGCCGTCATATGACCTGCTTGATTTCACCAATGGTGATGCATCAGGCGCAACACGAGCCACACTGAAACCATTCTCTGCTGCAATAGTGATGCCTGAGACCGGTTGTGTTCGCCTGGAAAACTTCCGCATTGTTCCCTATTTCAACGGGCTGGACGGTTATAAAGACATTGCAAATACCGGGCTTGGGGATGAGTGGGATGTAGGGATCTGGTCACGCGCGTCATTCGGCAACGAATACCGAAATTTGCAGGTGGTTGGTTACTGGCGTAAAGCGGCACTCTTAAAAACAAACATACCTATTCAGGGCACACTGGCCGCTCAGGGTGAGGATGAAAACTACTATCACTGCCGCTTCCAGGGGTTCAAGGGTGTTTCGATCCGCGCACATGATGTGTTCCGAATTACTGCTGTAACGGCAAGCACTATCGAAATCCCGTGGTCGGCAAGCCACACCTTTGAAACTTCCGGCGTCTTAAGATCCGGGGGTAGAAACTTCACTTATTCTGGATTAACCGTGTCTGGGGATAAGTTAGTATTCACTGGTATAGCCAACGCATCCCAGGCAACCGTAGGCTCTACGATTCGTCGGAATGATATAGATAACTTCGGTATGGCGGGGACGCAATTTTTTGATTGCTACATGACCAGCCTGTATCACCACTCGCATCTTCTTGCGACATCACAATACCTGTCGCAGCCATTCAGCCGACCATCCGAGTGTATGGAGGTATCAGGGGAACCTGTGCGAGGCGTTCAGATTCACGCCGGAACCATTCAAGGTTGGGATGATGTTCTTGTTCACATGCATGATTGCGGGAACATGAACTTTTACAGCACCTACTTTGAGAGCCAGATCCCTTACCAGACAGTTAACGGCGGTAATGCCTCATTTGGATACGGGGGCCGAATGATTGCGTCTCGCCAGTCAACAAGTTTGCTGCCTTATGCTGCCGGGAATACTCGCGTATTGCGAATGGTCGGCTGCACTGAGGGGAACGGAGTGGACTGGGGGCCGTCTTTCAGTAATTACACTGGCGGTAGATTCTTAACAGGTACTGGCGTATTTAAGCCGCGCGATACGTTTGTCGACCATAAGGCGTTACCTGAGCAGTCAGATGATGAAGTTCGACTCATTTCTGAGGTTGGCGGGGCTCGTATTATGCCTGGCACAGGCAAGTCGGTTCTTATCGGTCCGGCTGTAGGTGATGCGAATATACAAAGTACCACTGGCTCATTAAATTTAAGGAGTGGATTAAGGGTCCGACTTGGCAATGCGAATGGTACTGACTGGTGGCTGGCAGACTCCGCAAAGATTGCTCCTACTGATGATAACGTCAAGGCTATTGGGCAGCCTGCAAACAGATGCTCGGTCATCTATGCAGGAACTGGCTCTATTAATACCTCTGACGAAACCTTGAAAACCAGAGAGGCTATCAATCAGGCGGAAAAGGATGCTGCCGGTGAAATTAAATCCAATATCTGGAAGTTCAAGTTTAATGATGCCATAGACGAGAAAGGTAATGCCGATGCGCGACTACACTTCGGTGTTGGCGCTCAAACTGTCGGGGAGATTATGCGAAAGCATGGCCTTAGCCCTGAACGATATGGGTTCTGGTGTCATGATGAGTGGGTCGAAGAATGGCAGGATGAAATTATCTCAGAAGAGCAAGTTAACCCTGACACCGGAGAAGTTACGTTTACGCATCGCCTGACTGGCAACAAAGTAAAAGTAAGAGATTCTGGAGAGCGATTTGGGATCCGCTATGAGGAGCTTCTCTGCTTCATCATCGCAGCAATGTGAATCAGTAATCATCATCCATATCCTGCATGGCTGAAAGAATCACCAGACCGGTAATTGCCAGGGCAAGGATGCCCGCAACCAACAGTGCAATTATCATTCGCCCTCCAGATGCTGACCCTATAAGGAGAATGTAGCGCATAGGCCGATGGTTAATACTCCGCTACATGCTGCCTGCGTATGCAAATATCAAATTTATGATCTGTCGCTGATTTGAGAGCGATATCCTCCCAGCGAACATTATTGATAGGCGCCGCCGCATTGATCTGCGCTCCCTTTAAAACTACTGTATATAAAAACAGTAAAAAGGAGTGCAGATC